AAATGAACAAAAGGGATTCATGGCTTGGTTAGCGGGATTAAGTGATAAGTTAACAGATACTGAAATAAGGTTATTTAACCCCAACCTTAAAATGTATTCCTATGTATGGAAGCGGGGTACTCAACCCATGGGTGGAGACTTAAATCAGTTGAATGGTTTAATAACCGTTATAAAAGATAATACCGCGGTTGTTAAACCTATTGCTCCAGGTGGTATGTCTATCTATCGAGTAATCCAAGAAGAAACTAAATTATTAGATGATGGGCCTTACTTATTAGATGGTAGGGATGGCACACTTACAATAAGACCTCGGAATTTCGGGGGTGTTGTAATAAGAACATTTAATGTTGGGGATGGCACTGAAGAGGTATTATCTTTTATACCTAAAAGTAAAATCCGTAAAAATGAAATGGAGGCTACCGAATATGGTTCCATGAACGCAGAAGATGCCACTGGAACAGTGGGTATACAAGTAGACCTTGATTCACCCGCATTCCAAGACCTAGAAAATCAAACAAACCCCTCGGCCGGATTTGATTCTAGAGCGGGAGTTAATGTTAAAAAGGAATTACATGATATGATGAGGATGGGGTTTGATAATGGGGAATCAGTAGAAGATGCAGCCAAGATAGCAGCCTCTTCTACTTATGATCAACATATTGATAACAGAGGTGGGGCTTATATCTCCACTGACGGGATGTTCCAATCGGCTCGGGATAATTTGTTTTTTGATGAATCTTTCTATGGGTTAAGTAGATCATTACATTGGGCTTCAGAGGAAATCGAGGAAATAGCTGAAAAGAAATTGATAAACCTTATTAAAGATAAACACCATAACAAATACCAGGCAGAACTTAGTGTATTGGGTATTCCTTCATTAATCGTTAACAGGAGTATTTATATAAAAGGTAAAATTGGTAGAATACATAAAGGTAAGTACTATATAAAAAGGGTAAACCATAGGATTGATATGAGTGGGTATGTATGTTCAATGAGTTTAATTAAAACCCCTAGAAATATAGATGTTATTAAACAAAAAAACACCCTACATTTTAATGAATTTAATGAAGGAGGGGCTGGTGAGAGTACCTTTGATTTAGAGGAAAGGCTTGGTCCAGATGATGGGGGTACTTCATTAGAAGAAGAAGATAATTCTTATAATACACCATAATTAGAACAGATGTTTAAGGATTTAATAAATAACGGTTTCGAATTCTATAAGAAATATTATTCTTCTTATAGAGGTTTAGTAGTTGGATTTGATGATCCCCTTGAGTTGGGTAGGGTTAGGGTTATAGTACCTGAAATACATGGTAGATCAGCAACGGGATTCTTAGCATGGAATAAAGGAGAATGGAAAGGAGTAGATTCAGGGATTCAAATACCCTTAACTAAAGGTGATATGGTCTGGGTTGAATTTGAATATGGTAATGCCTCTTATCCTTTATATTCTTATGGTCACCGCCACAAAGGGAATACAAAACCTGAAGAATTTACGGAAGAAGTTTATGGTATTAAAACCCCCAAAGGTATTACCATAACCTGTGATGATGAGCATGATCTAATTACGGTTACCAATGCCGATGGGATGCACTTGATTATTGATAAGGGCGTAATTACTCTAGGTAAAGAAGATGGTTTCGAATTAGTAATCAAGGATAACGAAATTACACTCGGTAAGGATAAAGGGATGAAAATAAATAATTCCGCCGTTACCTTGGGGTCAGGGAGTACCCTTGTAGAACCCTTAGTTAAAGGTATACAACTGGAATTATTTCTAACATCTCTACTAACTTTCCTTAGTACATTCAGTGTTATCACCACAGCGCCACTCCTACCCACTACACCAAACCCCGCCACTCCTGCCGCTATCTCAGCACTCACCGCTCAATTACAAACATTAAAATCACTACATAGTAAAACCGATTAACAAGCTCAATATAATTATACCATGGCTATCACTCAACTACAAAATCAATTAATAGGTAAAGGTATGGTTTATCCTATTATTTTAAATGATCAAGGTAGGCCTGATTTAAAAACCGGTATTACTTTAATTCGGTCCTCCATACTAATCATACTCACCTGGCCCTTATACACTAGGTATTTTTTAAAAGCCTTCGGTTCTCGTTTATATGACTTACATGACGAACCAAATGATCAATTACTAAAATCATTAATAAAAAGATTTGTAGTAGATGCCTTAGGAAACTGGGAAAGAAGGATTAACCTGATAGCAGTAGAGATAACCAGAGAATCATTTGATAGTGTTACCATACAATTAACCTACCGTATAATTGATTCACAAGAAACTGATACATTCACTTTCCCATTTTACAGGGAAATAACTCAATAACAAAATGAATAATCCATGGGTAGGTTATTTTAACCGATCATATAGTTCAATAAAGCAAAGCTTAATAAGTAGGTTGGCTGTCCATACTCCAGAGATGACCGATCTTAGTGAGTCTAATCCTTTAATCATATTAATATCTATGTTTTCGGGATTGATGGAGAATCTGGGTTATTATATAGATAACATGGCCCGAGAAGCTTTTATCACAACAGCCAGGAGATATACCTCCATGATATCTCATAGTAAATTATTTGACTATCGAGTAAAAGCCTCAGTTGCTGCAACAGCAGACCTTATAATACACACTTATAATATAGGGGTAGACCAAGTCCTAACCGTAGACCATACAATCCCTAGTGGTACTATATTCACCACTGATAATGCCATTGATTATATATTAATAAATGACTATGTAATGCTTACAGGTGAGTTTGTTTTCAATATATCAGTACACCAGATTACCCAGAATACCGGGTTAGATTTAGGGACAACAAATGGTTCTGCCGATCAGGTATTTATATTACCCTTAGATTATGCTCACCTATCCGCGGTATTATTAATTGGCGGGATATTATGGGAACAGAGAACAACCTTGGGTAGGTCTAATAATACAGATAAGCATTATATCATAGAGATCTCCAATGATCAAATACCCTTCATAGTTTTTGGAGATGATCAAAATGGAGCTGTACCAATTGCTGGGCAATTCCTATTATTAAATTATAACTCAACCCAAGGAGCAGCAGGTAATGTAGATGAGAACACTATTACCAATTGGTTAGCTCAACCTACTTTACTAGGAGTAGACACCATTACAATTACAAACCCAATTAAAGCTTCTAATGGAGATGATGTACAATCCTTAGAATCAATCAAAGTTGCCCTACCTTTATCCCTAAGAACCCTTGACAGGGCGGTATCAAAACAAGATTACATAGACACCGCTATCCTTGCACCAGGGGTAAAATATGCAGATGGTTTCTGGGACTGCGGTAAATTGGTTGATATCTATATTGCTCCGATTGATGGGGGTATTTCTAGTTTAGCTTTACTACAATCTACCAAGGCATATATAGATGCTCGGAAGATGTGGACTACAACAGTGAGAGTATCACCTTCAGGAGAGACCGAAATTGTAATAGAAATTAATATAACCGCAAATGATTATGTGGACTCAATAATATGTGAAGATGCTTGTAGGGTAGCTTTACTAGGTGACTATGATTTTGATGGATCTAATGTTAATAGGAAAGTAAGGTTATCCGATATATATGCTCTGGTAGATAACTTGGAACAAGTAAATTTCCTAGATATTATTAAACTCACCACTAAACCCTATGCAAGGCCAACCAATCACCTATTACAATTAGAGGGTTTCATACTAACCACAGAAGATTCTATAGCAAGGAAAGAATGGAGGTTAGCCTATGACGGAACTACCTTTAGGTTATTCAGAGATGGTTTATTTATAACCCAAATTTATATAGGTACCCCTTATGTTGACCCCTATATTGAAATACTAATAACCTCATCATTATATACTTCGGGAATGGAATGGAGTTTTGTAACCTACCCATATAATGAGAATATTGAATTTGATGATTTTACAGTTCCTATTCTTAAAACCGAGAATTTAATAATGAACATCACAACACAACCATAATGGCAATACTAGGATCAAAATGGATAGACTTCTTTTGGGAATCCTTATCCTATTATTTCAGGGCTAAAGATACATATCCCAATGAAGCCGGTAAAGGTTTATTTGAAAGGTATTTACTCACCTATGGGTATGAACTACAAGATATAGAACCTTTATGGGAAGATTACCTACAAAGAGTTAGGGATATTGATGAATGTGATGATACCTATTTACCATTTATTGCAGCAGATCTAGGTTCACCTCCAAACCCACTAGGTACCTTAATTGGATTAAGGAATTTACTAAAATATTTAGTAACCATATATAAGATAAAAGGGACTTTAGAATCTCTACAAATAATCCTAGAAATTCTAGGGTTTGATGTTATGATAGAAATTGATTATCCTGAGGATAGTTTATGGGACTTTCAAGATGATGATCAGATCAACAGTTCGGAATGGGATGAAGGTATCTTATGGGATAATATATGCCCTACATGCGTTAACTACTCAATTCTAATTAATTCCAATGAGGACGATGGAGAAGGGGATTTCAATGACATATCACTTAGTGATATCAATGACCTTATTCAAATCATCGAATGGATCGAACCAATTGATGCAGTACTAACGGGTATCTTCCATAACCTACTATATTGTGAGGATGTTCCTTTAATTATCGATGAAGTTTTAGCCATAGCGTGTATTGAGTATAATATCTGGGATGAAGATAATTGGGATGGAGCCGATTGGGATAATGGTATTTCATGTGGAACATACCTTATAGAAGATACCACAGCACTCAGAATACATACCGATACAAGTGGCCCACAACATAACTAATATTTATAAAAAACTAAACTTATGACCTATACACAATTTATTGACTATATAAACGACACAGCTTATAGAGCCCAAGTAGATGCTAATGATACCGAATATATTAGTGATGAAACTCATAGGGACGTATGGGAAAACTTTAGAGATGTTTTCGGAGCCGGGGTTACGGCTTCTCTGGCTGGTGATAC